TCTGTTTCTGGTTTTCTTTCTGTTTCTGGTTTTCTTTCTGTTTCTGGTTTTTTATTTTTATTTCGGAATATTGTACGAATCGTTTGTTCCATATCAGACATTTCTTCATTTAATTCAAATGGAATATTCGCATTTTCGTATAATGTTCGAAAAGCTTGTTTTACATCTTCGAAATGAGATTTGATTTTATCAATCATATTTGTACTATACTATTATTATTATAAAAAGTATCAAATCGTTCGTTCCTTGTTATAATACAATCATACATTAAAAAAAGAATTAACGCGCATATAAAAGTCCTGCATTGCCTCCAATGAACGAAATCACATTATATCTCTCTTCAAATAGTACCAAGTTATATGTGTACTCATATAGTCTCCAATTTGATTTATTTACAGCAATTGGTGTACCATCGTCATCGCAAATAATGTTAAAAGAAGAATTCTCTTCATCTACTCGTGGAATAAACGTGTTCACTTCCAATTCTACACTTTGGAATTTTCCTAAATTCATTGCACCCGAAGGTTGATATATTTTGGGATTTGTATCTAAACAAAAATTGTAACAATATAATCCTTCTTTAGCAAACCCATTCGTCCTCGTATATTTTTCAATATAATCGAAGACACCACGAGGTAATGTATTTTCTCGGTATTTTCCATCCAATAAAATACCCATAGTTGTCATAATATGTTTTTGATTATCCATTGCAAAATTTCCACTTGTAAATATACCAGTATTTGTACTTCCTCCTGTGGATGCACTATTTATGTCGTTCGTTAATACATTTACAGGACCTAATTGTACATTATTAGGTAATTTACGATAAGGCCAATTCGTATAATTACTCCATTCATTCCGCAGATTTACGTCATTTCTCTGTAAATACCACATCCAACTCGAGACCATTCCCTTTGATTCTATTTTCAGTTTTTTAGAACCGTAAATATTATCATATTTATAAGTATATACGTCTTTTACCAAATAGGCCTGGTCTTCTTTGGCAAATATTTTGGCTTCTTCTTTTGAGAGAAATGCATACGTAGAAAGTAAATGTACATCGGCATTCCATGTATTGAATTTATTCGCGTATGCATCTCCGCTCAAAATATTTAATCTACGAGGACTTTGTAAAAAACGATACATTTGAAAACGGTTTTCATTGAAATTAGGTTGTATATACGGAAAGTAAGGGGAATCGTGTACATCTCTCACTCTAAACAGTTCTTGTATAGGTCGTAATGTAACTTTAATTTCCATTTCATTATATTGCATTGCAATTAATGGTACAGCACATTGACTGTTTAGAGTAAACCACGTATTTAGAGGTATATACAGTTGTTTGCCGCGAATAGAGGGTTCTACCCCCTGTGTGAGATTTGTAGGGGCATAATTATCTACACCAGCTGAAGTTTGTTCCTGGAAATAGGCATTTGGATATGTATTGAAACGATCGTGTGCACTTTCAGGATTATTTAGATTAATGGTATTCCCAGTCATTTCATTGAACAAGTTCTTTTTTTCTTCTGTAAAATCACGGTCGACCATCGCCGCCAAATAATCTCCTGAATATTTAGCCACTGTAAATGAACCACACGTCACTTCGATTTCTTTTATCATGTGTGTACCTAAATCTTCAATCCATCGGAAATCATATGTAGACCATATTCCCGCACCGATTGTATCATTATCTTCACCAGGAAGATTCGGCGGATAAATGGGACTCCAAATATCAGGTATTGTAACGACTAAATAAGTATCCATTAATAATTCAGCATATCTAGGGATTTTAAAGGTAAATGTAGATGGTTCCGTTAAACGAAGGTCTTTCGTCCCATTATAGTCGATACGGAATTTCTGTAAACCAAAATTTGTATACTTTGAATATGTTATTCGAAAAAACGTTTTATCAGGATTTCCTGTAAGAATAATATTTGCATTTCCTATCGCAATCAGATTTAATAATCCACCAGCCATTTATGATTTCTTTATATTTACTCTCTATTTATAATTTATGGATTATATATATATATATATGTATTGTACCAATCTTTTTACAATCATCTACTGTATAATATGATGAAAAAAATATCATTGACATTATTTCAAAAAATTATATTTATTATTTCATTCGTGGTGGGAGTGTGGCTTTTTTTTGATATATTAAGAAAACGCACTGATTTTTTAAAACGGTTTAATTTGGAAGGATTCGAGACTTCAGGAATTGGCAATAACACAAGTGGAACTTCTTTTCTTAACAATTGTGCCCGAATCAAAGCATCTGCAAATAGTGCGTTGGACGTCGACGGAACAATTGTACTAGGAAGTGATTCAGATAATAGGGGATTATTCAAAGTCATCTCTCGTGGTTGTCGATTCTTCGATTTCGAGATTTACAGTATAGAAGATAATGATGGTGGTAATAAACCTGAAGTTGGATATTCTACAAGTAGTGATTTCTCTAGTTTACAAACAAATACGATACCAGTTGCAGATGTATTAGATAAAATTATGGAATGTGCCTTTACAAATCCTGCACCAAATCCATCAGACCCAGTACTTATACAGTTCCGTATGAAATCAGCGAAAAAAGAAATTTATGATTTCTTGGCGGATGATTTGGAAAGATGTTGTGGTTCCAGATTAGTTCGAGACATATCAAATAGTAGTAAAATGGATTTAAGTGATATTGCAGATAAAACAATTAATGATTTAAAAGCGCAAATTATTGTGATTGTTTGTACTACAAAAGCAAACAACAATAGTTCTAATCCTTCCATTAAAAAAATCGATATCAATAAACTGTTTACTCATACTGATAATGCTAAACGTACAAAACTGTACAAGGAGGGTAACAGAATGGTGTTACATAAACACATTGGAAAAAATCAAAATATATATTCAGGCCCATATAACATTCCGAAATTGGATTTGAGTATCAATATGCCTGGTACAGATTCAAACTATAAAGAAGGTAATGTAACATTTTATACAGATTCGTCTAATGCAATAATACCTTTTAAGTTTTATAGTCCTGGCGAAGCATTGATTGAATACGAGGATAATTTTAAAGATAACGGCACTGCTTTTGTTACAAAATAAAATTGATTTAAAAAAAAGAAGAAGAAACAGTTATATACATTATAAGAGTAATTATGGGTATCAAATATTTTAATCGTTATTTAAGAGATAACTGTAGTCACACAGCAATACAACGCATAGATTTCAAACATTTATCAGGGAGACGCATTGTAATTGATACAAGTATATTCTTGTACAGATTTAAGAAGAAGAATGCTTTGCTGGAACACATGTTTCTTCTGATATCACTGTTCGATCATTATAAAATAATACCATTATTTGTATTTGATGGACAACCTCCTGAAGAAAAAAGACAAGTATTATTGCAAAGAGTTGCAAAAAAAAAAGAAGCGCGTGAAAAAATGTGGGACTTGATAAAACAAGTAAAAGATTTAGATCTCGTAGGAGATACGACTCATACTGATACAGATATAACCGAAGAAATTGCACGATTGAAATACAAAATAGTACAATTAGAAAAAGAATCCACCAGAATTACAAAAAAAGATTTCGAAAAAGTAAAAAAATTAATGGACTTGTGTAATATTATGTATATTAATGCACCAGAAGAGGCTGACCAACTCTGTGCATATTTAGTAAACAGCGGAATTGCTTGGGCGTGTATGACAGATGATATGGATATGTTTACTTATAATTGTAAAAGAGTATTACGTGAGCCAAATATGATGACTCACGATATGATGCTGTACAATACAGATGAAATTATTCAGGAAATGGATATTCCACACGATGGATTGATTCTCCTACTGTTATTATTAGGCACAGACTATCATACAGTAGATGACATACAGTATCCCAGAATAGACTCATTTCATACTGTACTAGACTGGTATAAAACATATGAAAAAGATCAATTTGCACAAAGCTCTCATATTTGGTTCTATCCCTGGTTGGTACAGCGTGAAGTGATCACTTCTGATTTTGAGAAAGAACTATGGAATCTTCATCGTATATTTGGTACACAATATAATCGTGCGAGTAATTATTTATTAGATGAAAAAAACGGGACTGAATTAGAGAAACGATGGGTCAAACAAACACCAATTATTAGTAGTGCTAAACATGAACTCAAACAATTCTTAGCATTAGAAGAAGGTTTTATATTTGCAGATGAAGAATAGTAGAGTTATAATTAGAATAGAATACAACAAAAACTAGGTATTTTGGCGTATTCTATTTTTTTATGCAAATAAACTCATATATTATTATACTCTACATATATAATAATATGAATCAAATCCATATTATTATAAGTCGTAGTACTGTACCATTATGGGAGAATCCTATACCAGATAGTTTGTATAAGTTTATTTATACTTTTTCAAAAAACATTACAAGGAAAAATCAGATTCATCATTTGAGTAGACATCATCCAGTATTAGTACAAGCTTTTCGATATTTTTATGGTACACACTTAGATAAATGTCAATATGCAGGAATTAAAAGTATAGCGACAGATTTTATTAACTATTATGAAGTAAAACAAATTTTTTGTTATGGAAATGCACCTTATCCAGAAAGTATAGATTTACATACAGAATTATGGTTGCCCGATATAATCCACAAAATTAATAGAGACGATAGATTAACTCAAATACAAAAACGCTTCTTCATTAATGAATCAAAACAATTTGCTCGTAACAAATCTACACTTTTCTTAGATTTCTAAGAATTAAAAACGGAAACGAGAAAAGAACCATTATACTCTTCTTTATTTACAGTGGTTAATGGGATCGAAATATCTATATATAGTTTACCTTTTAAATTTTCCCATTTTGTACAAAATACGACATCTTCTGGGATATATTCATCGTTTTCTACGGTAGTATTGAATACAGAATATATATAGGATTGGACTTGCGTGTCTTTATCAAATTTGCCTTTATATTTTTGAGAAGGAAATGATTTCATCATTTGTTCAATGACATTTTTTTGAACCATCATAAATGCGGTTGATACCATTTTCACATCTACTAAATTATTATTGACACTTAATGTATTGCTTTTGAATTTTACATTATATTCTAGCATATTACATTGTAATAGAAACTCTGGAGACATTTCTTTTAAGATTGATTGACTATTCTTTTTACTGATTATTTTGTTTACAATATCCGTGTCATTTGCAATGCGACTCCAATTGTAATGCTCTATAGGAGGTGTCCCTGCTATAATCGGTTTGTCTCCAATGAGTAATTTTAGCATATCTAAAGCATTCCATTGAACATTTTGATCAACCATAAATATATGTGTCATTTCAGGGTTATCCATCGCACGTGCGATCATGTTATTTTTGGCACGAGACACATTTTTCTCTTTTTTTTCAAATTCTATTTTCAATTGGATTCCAACACGTTTACATAATTCAATGCTATGCATAAGAGACAAAGTATACTGTACATGACACGTCTGTTCTGGACAATGTGTCAATATATGAACAAATGGTTTGTTCGTTAATACGTAGTCTCGTATTCTAGTTTCAAGTGTAATGCTTTCATAATCCGTGTCTTGAGAATTCGCATTATTGTTATCCGTGTCTTGAGAATTCGCATTATTGTTATTATCCATATTGTAGACAAAATATAGATAATACATTCACAACATATTTATACAGTTTTTTATGCTATTACTTTTGGTGTCATTAATGGTTTTCCTACAACACGGTCTTCATATTTTCCCGATTCTACTGCGGATTGACTATGCAGTACACCCCCCCAATTCGTATCCATTGGATTGTCACTTATTTTACCACTTTCCGTGTATTCGTGTATTTTGTCTAGTGTAGTATATACACCTATGTATGTACCGTGACTATCGAACCCAGGGTACATATCTTTATTAAAATAGTTACCGCTTCTCGATGCATCGCCTATTTTCACAGGTTCTAAAGAAGGTGTTTGTACAGGAACCACTGGAAAACCTCCATTTAATTCCGTTGGGCTTTCTCTCATTCTATACACATTTTCTCCTTGTGTATTATTTTCTTTCTGTAAAAACAAGACTGGACATCTTAACCCGCTGTTTCTTTGTTCTTCCACATACATTACATAATCGTCTAATGTCTCAAAGTAAATCGGATTTGAATCGCTTTTAGGAAGTTTAGAGTGAATAAGCATTAATTGTGAACCTTGTTTTATTAAGACATCAGGACATTGTGGGTTTTCTTCTCCTTCTGAATTATCTGTAAAAGTATCTTTAATTGGGTCTTTATTACTACTTCCTAAAAGGTTCATCATGGATTCTTTTGTTATTTTGGGTGAAAGGCATACACCAATGCCTACCAAAAATGTAAAAATAAGAAACCAGATGAACACTATTAGTGGCAGATTCTTTTTTAGTTTGGGTAATTTCATTATATACTGTAAACAAATATTATTCTTCAGATAATATATAATTAAAATTAGATGCCTGTTACTATAAAAAGAGACAATAATGGTAAATTTGTAAGTTTATCTAAACAAGACAACACAAAATTGACTAAAAAAAGACGTCGACGCGCAAACGATGACGACGACGACGATAAGAAGAAGAAGAAGAAGGAAAAGAAGAAAAGAAAAAAAAGAAAAAAAACGACGAAAAAGCACAAGAAGATTTATGACGACAATGATAAAACAGAAATTGTTGAAACTAAAACTGAAAACAATAATAATATAGTGTATGGAAGAATCCACGCGGGTTGGTGTGGACATTGTGTATCAATGACGGGTGATTGGGTTAAATTGCAGAAAATGCACCCAGATAAAACGTGTTGGGATATCGAAGAAAAAGAACAAGATAAACAAGTTACTATTTTTAATAATACGTATAATCCTGTACCTGTACTGAACAAAGCATTTGGATTTCCATATATTTTTAAATTTAAATCAGATACTAAACAAATTATACAGTATAATGGTGCGCGAGATTTAAACAGTATGGACGAATGGCTACGAGGAGGAGGTTAAACATTCTTTTTACGTACATTTACAGTATGGATAATAATAGGATTGGTGGTGGTCGGAGTGGTGGTTGTTGTTGTGGTAGGTTTGGGAATGGGGGTACGGACGATGGGGGGTATCGAATCATCATCATCCTCATTATTCTCATCATCCTCATCATCAAATTCCATAGGATCATCATTATTATTGATATACTCATCCAAATCTCCATCAATTCCTTCATCTGACCCAATCGCAACTTGTTTGTACAGTTCATCAATAATACTATTGACAAATATCTTTTTCTGTGGGGCATCATGTCCGTACAACTCATGCATTGAAAATAATTTGTTCCTCCACTTATTGTGCACATTCGCTCCATTATGATAGTCATCGAACCCTTCGTATCTCTCTTCAATTCGTGTCAATCTTGTGTCTTCCTCTTCATCTTCATCTTCATCTTCATCTTCATCTTGGATTTCAGTTTCAGTTTCAGATCGGTCATCATCTTCAACTTGTTCCTCGTGCTCATCTTCAGTTCGGACATCATCTTCGACTTGTTCCTCGTGCTCATCTTCAGTTCGGTCATCATCTTCGACTTGTTCCTCGTGCTCATCTTCAGACTCGTCATCATCTTCGACTTGTTCCTCGTGCTCATCTTCAGACTCGTCATCATCTTCAACTTGGTCAGACTCTTTTGATTCCAAAGAAACCATAACCTTTATCGATGCATCGCGAAATCTCATTTCATTTATCCGTTTGTCTTCTTTACCAAAGAGAGTATAATATCTATCTTTTGTCTCGGTCAAAACATTTAAAATTCGGTTCATTTTTCTAAAAACAAGAGATATAATTGTTATATCATGCTATAATGAAAATGACTTATCAATATTTCCTTGTACTGTACTATAGTACTTTCAAATAACCGTATATGTGTACAGTACCTATGTTATCTATATCATGCTATAATGAAAATGACTTATCAATATTTCCTTGTACTGTACTATAGTACTTTCAAACAACCGTATATGTGTACAGTACCTATG